AATATCAGCATCTATATTTGATCTTATTCTTTCGCTTTCTTCTCGTTGCCTACGTTCTCTATCTGCTTTTTCTTCAGGTGTTTCTGGTTTTGGTCCTTCACCTGGTATTGTTATGCCTTGTAATGCAGCAATATGCCTTGCTGTTTTTTCCCTTTCTATATTCATCTCTCTTTCAAAATCTATTCTTTCTTGTCCTAAGGATTGACTCCTTAAATTAATTTTTTCTTGAATACCTGCATCAAATAAAGCATCTTCAAACTGTTGTTGTAATTCTAATCTGTTTTGATCTAGCTGGCCTAATTGTAATGTTAACTGTCCTCTAGCAAATTCTGATTCTCTTGTAATTTCTTTTTCTTGTAATTTTATTTGCTCTGAAGAAACTCTTATACCTCTGCTCGCAGCAGATGCAGCAACAGCTCCCATAAATTGCTCTTCTTGTTTGGCAAGTTGTCTAAATTTTTCGCCTAAAGCTCCACTATCTCTTTCTAATGTTGCTGTTTGAAAACCTAATGCTGTAGACAATCTTGCTCTTTGTTCAGTCAGTTGTTCTGATTCTAAAGCAAAACCAGATGCTAGTGCCTTTTCTTCTGCCAATAAAGCTCTTTCTTTTATTGGAAAGAATTTAATGGCTTCTAAAGTATTTGCTGCTTGTATTCTATTTGCTAATTCTGCTTGCTCAATTTGAGCGTTACCTGATCGAACAGAAGAAAATAAACCAACTCCTTGCATTATTGGTCCAATAGCCTTACCAATCCCAGAGGTTTGAAATGCTCCAATTAAACCACCTAAACCTCCTCCTGCTGCACCACCACCTAAGCCACCTAATGCACCCAATATAGGCCCACCTAATGCTATACCAGCAACAGGTAAAGCTATTTTTTTAAGAAAATCACCTAACCCCATTACCTATCCTCCAGATTAACTATAAGAACTAATCCGTTTAAATTGAAATTATATGGTTGCGATCCAGTTATTGTTACTTCACCAGATCTACTAAAAGCTGTATTAGGTACTATTTGTAAAATACCTGTAAATGGATCAGGAGCACTATCCATAGAATCACCAGAATCCCTAAATAATATAGGATCACCATCTACTGTACCGCCTAAAGAATCACGTAGTAACAACATAGCTTGAGTTATACGTCTTTTTGTTCCTAATGTAGAGCCTTTTCTTAATGGCACATCCATCGGTAATGTAGATATAGTATGAGAAAATTCAATTCCTGCCTCTACAGCAGTTCCAGCAGCAGTTAAAGTAACATTACCTACAGACACACGTTGACCTGAAACTACAGCACCATCTACTTTCATTGTTGCTGTATGATTAAGTAAATGCCATAGATTACCAGGGGTAGTTGTAGAGGAACCACTATACAACATAGCGCAATCAGTATTTGTAGAGTCATCTTCATATTCAATATATCTTTTAGTTGTTGTACCACCAGTAAAATTAGTTACTGCTATACGTGTAGGGTCAGAAGATGTAACAGTTGTATTAGCTCCTCCAGCAACATCTCTAATAACTGTAATAACATTGGCAGCAGGATTGGCTGCACTAAAACCATCTACAGCATTAATACCAAATGCTGCTCCAGTACCTATAGCAATATTGTCTGCAACACCATTATTAGATCCATCACCGAGAGAAAAGAATAATGCTCCTGATGGCGGATCATCTGCTGTTGCTGTCATTGTTGTTGAAACACCATCTTGTGTTGTAAAAGTTATAGTAGTTCCAGCAGCAATATTAGATGCGTCTGTTACTGTAATAGTACAACTAGCACGTGTATCTAGTTCTCTCTTTACTGCTGTCCAAACTCTATCTGTTTGTTCAATAGTTGTTGCAGAAGCATCTACAGAAGCAACAGCTACAGACTCGTAACTGCCTGAAGTGGTCCAAGTTGACCATGCTTGCACACCTGCTTTTTTATCATAAGTACAGCAAGCAAGATCTCCATCATTACGCAAAGCTAAAATATTACGATAAGGATAATGAGAATAAGCAAGTTGTTTATATCCTCCACCAGAAATATGATCTGCTGTGTAACTTAAATTATCATTTTCAAAGGTAGGTATTTGTTGTCCTAAACTTTTTACAGTTAATCCCTGAATAAGCGATTTGGTTTGGTGAACATACACTATAGCTTCAGGTGTTTCTATTGGCTCTACATTGGCAGATCCTTCATAACCAATACAACGTATAGCTGCATCAGTAGGTGTAACCTTACCTGTTCTTCTCCACTCACTTGCACTTGTTCCTGAAATAACATCTGATTCAATACCAGAAACCCATCTAACAGGGTTTGCTCTTCTTGATGCAATGTCGTATGATGTAGCATCATCATCATCAGTACCAGGTGTGAAATCTTCCAAGAAACCTGCTTTGGAGTAAAAATATGTTTGAGATTTTGAAGTTGTACCAGCGAGGATTAACCTTTGTTCAGCGATAAAAGCCGCAGAAGGATAACCTGTAGTTGTACTAAAAGCACCAAGCCTAAAGGTAGAGAAAGCACCAGTACCAGAAAATGTACCTGTGGAAGATTGGATCGCACCAGTAACAACAGTTGCAGATGTAAAAGCCGTGATCTTGATGTATCTTGTGTTGCTACTATCGGTAATTTGGATTAGTCGATCATACGTACCTGTGCCATTAGTACCAGTTGTATCTGTTGCAGCAAAAGTAGAAGATGAAGCAGTTACAGAAACACTTCCACTTGTTCCGCCTAATGTTAATGTTGCACCAGTAGTATCATCTGGTAAATAAGGTCCATCAATAAAATCAACACTTGCTAATGTCCAACTGGTATCACTTGCTCTTGTTAATTTTTTTGTAGGGTGACTTGGGTGTACTAAATACATTGTTCCTTGATCTTGAACAGTTTGTATTTCAAATAACTGTGCTTCTGTATATGTGCTAGTTATTTCATATATTTTTTGTGCTTTACCTGCTGAACCAGAATGTGATCCATAGCCTTCTGATGTGCTAGTATCAACACCAGATAATTGAAATGTATTAGTAGTCTTGTTGGCAACAGTGAAACGTCTTTTATTTACTTGCGTCATACCTGCTACACTATGAATATAAACATGATCTCCATTTGAATATCCATGTGAATTAGCAGTAACTACACCTGGATCAGCATTGGTGATGCCAGATATACTTTTTTCTGTTTCTCTAATTTGATCTGTATCTTTGAAAAATCTCATTTTCAAATTAGATAATTCTATTATGTAGGCTTGTGAGTCAGATTCTTCAAAAGTTATTAATCTTGAAACCTTAGTATGATCAGCAGCTTCAGCACAAAACACAGTACCAGATCGTCTATCTGCACCACCTTGAGGTCTTACTCTTATATTGGTTAATGTCTTTGCAGCATTATTGTATAGTTTTAAGTCTGACCTACCATACATACTAGGAGAAAATTCTCCACCTACAAAAGAATTAACAATCTCATTACTTGTAGTCATAGTCTCTCATCTGCAAATGCGTCAGCTTGTACTGCTTCAACTTCTCCTTCTTGACCACTAGCAGCTCTCGCATCTCGTATATGTTGATTAAAATCTGCACGTAACATATTCCGTAAAGATTCATCACTTGTTAGTCTCATACAAATTTGAACTGATATTCGTCTTGCTAAAGCGACACTAAACAACGGATCAAATTGCATAGGATCTGTTATAATTGATATGTATCTAATATTAGCTGAGGAAAAATTGCCTAATAATTTTCTACCCTCAACTGTCCACTCATACTGCTTATATGAGTCAACATCTAATACACGTAGACAATATGGATCTGAAGGTAATGTAAATTGATAAGACCATCCCCAAGTTGGAGCGGTTGATAAAGATGCAAGGTTGGCCCTAGCTCGAGCAAAACGCCAAGGATGGGAACGAAGCAAACCATTCCTCAAATGCTCATATACAGAATTACATGCCCTTGCGGCTTCTGTATTGTCGGTCAACGCACCAATACGTTCATCGCCTAAAAGAGCTAGAGCCATATTGCAAATGCTTGTTTCGGAAACTGTTGTCATAGTTTGCCCTATATATTTAATTATAAAATGAGGGAGCCATTAAGACTCCCCCACAGGTTTTATATTAATCAACTATATAAACAAAATAACCACCAATCGTTGCCGCTGCTGGTAATGTTCCGTCATTAACTTGTGCAGTAAGGATAACACCCTCTCGAGACTCAAAAAGTTTTGTCTCGTGTGTTCCTATTGTTCCCGCAGGAGCAAATGCGACAGCAGATGAAACATCTACTCCGTCATCTAAACCATTAGGATCAACAGCAACTGCGTCACCAGAATCATCAGTATACGCTATCCAACCAAGATCCATTGTTCTACTTGAACCTAGTGCTGAACTATGCACTCGACTCATAGGTAGTATTAAACGGACTTTACCAGCAGGTAGCTTAATTAAATAAGCTAACGAACCAGCATCACCAGCATCAGATCCTTGAACAAAAGTAAAGAATCCAATACGTAAGCGACCCATCCATTCATGAGTTTCAGGAACCTTAGCAGGAATTGTTACATATGATTCTGTGTACTGAGTTGAATATTCAGTTGTTACAGCCATTTTCTATACTCCCTCTAAGTTGGATCACAAGCTATTTCAACAACTTTTTCATCTTCAACTCTTGTAGCGCCTACAGAGAGTTCAGTATAAACTTGTGTTGAATAGTTCTTGTCAGGTCGTTCGGAAATTTTAACATTGATGTCTTGACCTACTGCTAGACCAACAGCATTTCTGCTGAAGCAGTAAACCAATTGGTCACTACTTGAATCAACACTTAAACTTTCATATCGAACAAATTGAAAACCCATGAATTGGTTAATACGACCTTGTACTAAACCATATACATCATTGTAATCTCTACTTGAAACAGTAGTTTCAGACAATAATTTCATAAGTTGTTTACCATTAGTAACGCAGTATAGAGGCTCGTCATCATCAACTGCATCAGCAGTTAATAAAATGTCTTTTGCCGCCAAAAGTTTACCAACAGAAAGCCCTACATCTCCAGAGCCAGAATCAAAAGTATGGTTATTAACCGCTACTTTTTGACCTGATGCTAAAGCTACAGCACTCGCAGCGTCATCCTCATCCATTGAATAAGCATTTCCACCAAAAGCACTATAAATTGCAGAGTCTATTTGCCTTCCAGCAGCATACACAGCGTTAGTTACATACGTTCCCTCTGGGTCCGCAAGCAATTTTGCTCTATCTGCTGAATCTATAAGATCGGCCCAAACATAATCTTCAAGCGTTACACGCCTTCTACTATGTGGAGTTGAAATCAAAGGTGTATCTGCGTGACGTGAGGTCCTTCGTTGCATGGCTGTTGAGCCAATTCTATCAAAGTAACCTGCTTTGCCACGAAGAAAATCTGGGTCATCACGTATTACACCACGCATACGTGAACCTTTCTGTTGTGAAAGCAGTAAAAAGTTATCTTTAAACTGTTCCACAAAAGATGTCGGTATTTGTGTACTCATAACATTCTCCAAGTTAACAGACAGTTAAAATTATGTCGGCTAAGTAATCCAAGAGGAGTCTTGGGCCTATCCTGTAAGCTAACGTGCTCATAAAACGCTTCCGAAGAAGAGGGTAGGGCTTTCGTAAAAGTAATCCGTACTACTTTAATACTTGTTTTGAAGAAACTTTTCTAGTCTTTTTTTCTATAATCGGTTCATTTATTAACCAATCGTAGTAGCGATTAGCTAAATCATCAAATTTCAGCATAGTTGACTCTGATGCTCCGTGTACTGCTAACCTTAATGCCTCTAATCTAAGAAAGTCTTTTCTCTCCATATTGCTAGACATTATCGTATGCCTGTTCATACAGTTTATTCATATCTTGAGCAGCTTGCTTATGATTAGGGTGTTGTTTATTCCAATATGGGTGATCCCTATCTGCTTGAATAGATTTAATTTTTTCTTTGGCATCTTCTTTAGTAGGTGCTGATGTATTCACTGTACCCTCTCTTGCTGTTGGTGTTTCTGATATACTTGATCCTATAGTTGCTAAACTTTTCATTAAACTAGGATTTTGTGCTGAGGCTTGTTTAATCATTTTAGCATCAGACTCCGTAAAAAATTGAGATAAAGCAGCATCTACTTGACCTAGATTTTTGTCATAGTTCACACCCCAATCTTTACGTAACTCTTTTGATGCGCTATCTGCTGCTTCAGCCATACCTTTTGCAGCTTCGTGTAGTTGTGCTGTAAATCCTGCTTGAACATGATCCATCATAGCTTTAGCTTGAGCTTTAGTTAGACCCATTTCGTGAGCCTTTTCTTTAAAAAGTTTTACATTGTCTTTGTTTACAGCAGTAACGCCTTCTAAACCTTCTACAGATTGTGGCTCAAAATCATATCCATCTGTTGTTTCAGGTCTGCCTATTCTATTATAAAATTTACTTTTGGTATCTACATCAGCATCTTCTGTAGGTATAGATACCATAGATCCAATTTTTTCTTTGGTTGCCACATAAGACTTCGCTAAATCTGCTGGTGTCTTAAAATCTTTAAGAGCGCCTACTTCTCGTAAATCTTCTGGCAACATATCTTGTAAAGTTTGTACTTCAGGTTCAGTATTTGATTCGTCAGTCATTTGTTAATTTCTCCGCTTCAGTTTCTATATCATTTGGGTTTAATTTAGATAAGTGCATCATACGTAAATAAACACTTCTTTGACCTTCATTATATGCAGTTTTCATATGAGATTGTGCGTCAAAGGATGGGCGTTTACCATACATACGATACAAATCTTTTAACATTTCTTTTCCGTCTGGAGTCGATAGCAACTTACTATATAACTCTGCTACTCGTTTTAGTGCAATCACTACTTATTGTCCTGCTATACTTAAAGCCATTTTATGTGCTTTAGAAAAAGACATACCTTGTATCATCATATCCTCCATTAAATTAATGTGATGTAAACTGTGATGTTC